CGTGTGTTGCAGCCTACGAGATATTCGACGTGAGTGTTTTTCATGGTGGTTTCTCCTTTTCTGTATTTTGTCTTTCGACAATAATAATATACCACTCAGTGAGTGGAAACGCAAGGGGGAAAATGTGACAAAATTGTGAAATGTGGCGATGGAAAAAAGTATCGCTTTTGGGGATTGACTGGTAGCAGGGGTTCCGCTATTTTTGGTAATGTCGAGAGAAGTGTGGAGACGCGGACAGCGCGCCTCCTTTTCTATGCAGTTTTAAGAGTCAATCTATGCAGGAGATCCTGCCCGGAAGACGGGCGGGGAAAGAACGGAAAACGCCCGTATTCAGGGCGTTTTTGCATATCGGCGAACGACGAGCGAACGTCGAGAGGAAGGAGGACGCGGATGAACGAACAGAATCTGCAGCAGAACCAGGCGAACAGAACGGCGGAGCAGCGGCGCGAGGCCGCGTCGAAGGCGGGACAGGCGAGCGGGAAGGCGCGGCGGGAGCGGAAGGCGATGAAGGAAGAGCTGGAAATGCTGCTTACCGGTCAGGCTCCGCTGATCGCGCTGGAGGAGCTCGCGAAATATGAGATCCCCGGCATCCGGAAGTCGAGCACGGTGCAGCGCGCCATGCTCGCGAGGACAGCGATCATCGCGATGGGGCTCGACGAGAACGCGAAGCCGGGCGACATCATCCGCGCGATGGAAACGATCCGCGACACGGTCGGCGACAGGAACCCGGAGAAGGTCGAGGTCGGGACCGGTGAGCAGCTGCAGCTGAACCTGACGGTGATCGAGTGAGATGGAGCTGAACCTGTCCGTAACAAAAAAGCAAAAGTCGTTTATCGACGCCTCGGAGACGGAGGTGCTGTTCGGCGGGGCCGCGGGCGGCGGGAAGACGTACGCGCAGTGCGTGGACACGATGCTGTTCGCGCTTCGGTACCCGGGCAGCCGGCAGCTGCTCCTTCGGCGCACGTTTCCGGAGCTGCAGATGAGCATACTCCGGACCGTGCGGGACCTGTACCCCGCGAAGCTGTGGGACTACAACGTGCAGCAGCACGTCGGGCGGTTCGTGAACGGGTCCACGATCGACTTCGGATACATAGGATCCGAGACGGACCTCACGCGCTACCAGAGCGCGGAGTTCGACGTGATCCGGTTCGACGAGCTGACGCACTTCACGGAGGATATGTACACGTACCTCTTCTCCCGCGTGCGCGGGGCGAACAGGTACCCGAAGCAGATCAAAAGTTCGACGAACCCGGGGAACGTGGGGCACGGCTGGGTGAAGGCGCGGTTCATCGACGCGGCGCCGCCGGACACGGTGATCACGACGCCGCAGGGGACGCGGCGCTTTATCCCGTCGAAGGTGCAGGACAACCGGTTCCTGATGCAGAGCGATCCTGAGTATATCGAGCGGCTGAAGAACCTTTCGGAGAACGAGCAAAAAGCGCTGCTGTACGGGTCGTGGGACGTGTTCGAGGGCCAGTACTTCACGGAGTGGGACCGCGACAAACACGTCTGCAGGCCGTTTGAGATACCGGCCGATTGGCGGAAATTCCGGTCGATGGACTGGGGCTATAACGATCCCTGCTGCGTGCTGTGGTACGCGGTCGGCCCCGACGGCACGGTGTACGTGTACCGCGAGCTGTACGTGCGGCTGATGATGAGCCCAGACGTCGCGGACGAGGTGCGGCGGCTTTCCGAAGGGGAGGAGATCAACTACACGGCGGCCTCTCCGGATATGTGGGCCGAGCGCGGGATCGCGGATATATCGGGCGTGACGATCGCGGAGGTGTTCGCGAAGCACGGCGTGCCGCTGATCCGGGCGGACAATACAAGGGTCTCCGGCTGGCAGCGGGTGCGGGAGTACCTGCGGTCTCCGCTGCTTCCGGAAGGCGGGACGGGCAGGCCGCGGCTGCAGGTGTTCAGCACGTGTACGAACCTGATCAGGACGCTGCCGGTGATGACGTACGACAGGCACCGGGTGGAGGACATGGGCGACGGTCTGGAGGACCACGCCTGCGAGAGCCTGCGGTACGGGCTGATGTCGAGGCCGTCGCCTGCGAGGGAACAGGAGAAGCGGGAGAAGCGGGAGAAGGCATACGACCCGCTGGATCAGCAGAGGCCGAAGGTGAGGAGAGGGTGGTGACACCTCTCAGGGGAGACAAAAGGGAGAAGAGCGCGGGAACGCGCTTTTTCCATAGAACGCGCCGCCGGCGAGACGGGCGATCCCTTCAGGGAGAAAAGGAGCAAACGATGGAAGAGATCAATGCGGGCGCCGTGCAGGCAGGCACGGAGAGCGGATCGGGCGAGGCGCAGGGAACCGGCAGGCCGGAACCAGCGACCGTATTCGGATTCGCACCGCCGGAGGACGCCGCTCCGACAGAGACCGCGGGACACGCTGCAGGGAATACGGGCGAGCCGGAACAGGATCCGGCGCAGGAGGACGCCGCTCCGCCGAAGCAGGGAACGCGGAAGAGGAACGCCTTTCTGGTGCAGAGAAGGAACCTGGAAAACAAGTACCGCAACGACCCGGCCATGAAGATCGGGCAGCAGCTGGTGCGGGACGTCATGACGCAGGAGGGCTGCACGCGGGAGCAGGCCGTGGAGAAGATCCAGGCACGATTCATCGACGCATATGCCAAGCGCGAGAACGTGGGGCCGAACGCCGCGCGGGTGCTCTACCAGGCGAGCATGGACGCCGCGGAAGAGACGGAGGACGGATACGGCAGGAATGACGCGCAGGAGACGCCGGAGGAAAGGGCGGCTTCGATCGTGGAGGATCTGCTTTCCGTGCGGGTGCCGTCGGGGTTCGATATGGACGCGGCGGTGGAGGATCCCGCGTTTCAGGAGCTGCTGGTGGAGTATCCGGCGAAGGCCGCGGTACGGATCTACATGGCGGAACAGCGGACGAACGAGGCGCCGCGGGAGATGGCGGACAGGCTGCGGGCGAGGCAGGGGGTGCCGGCCTCTACGAAGCCGCAGCAGGCGATCCGGCCGGAGCCGAACTACCGCGAGATGAGCAGGGCGGACTTCTTTGCGATGAAGGAGAAGCTGGCAAAACAGCTGCAGTAAGGATCATTCGACAAAGAAAAGGAGAACATCATGGCTACACAGACACAGACGACAGTCTATACCGATGCAGGTACCCCGAAGAGAACGTATCTCAATAAGGAGTTCTACGACAGAAACCTCCTGGAGATGGCGAAGACGAAGTTCGTACACGCGGAGTACGGACAGAAGAGGAACATCCCGAAGAACAACGGCAAGAAGGTGGAGTTCCGCCGCTGGGTGCCGTACGCGATCTCGGAGAACTACAACGAGCTGACCGAGGGCGTCACGCCTGACGGACAGGACCTTTCCCAGACCCACATGGAGGCGACCGTGAAGCAGTACGGCGCCTTCTACGAGGTATCCGACCTGCTGCAGACCACGAGCTTCGACGACGTGGCGATGGGAGCCACCGACATGCTGGGCGAGCAGCTGGGCACGGTGCTGGAGTGGGTCACCCGTGACGCGATGTGCGCGGGCACGAACGTGATCTACGCGGGGAGCAACACGGCGAGAAAGACGCTGACCGCTTCCGACAAGCTGACCACCACGGAGATCCGGAAGGCGGTGCGCGAGCTGAAGAAGGCGAAGGCGCCGTACATCACGGGCGAGGGCAGGAAGCCGCACTACATCGCGATCGTGAGCCCGGACGCGGTGTACGACCTGCAGAGCGATTCCCTCTGGCAGGACGTGTCGAAGTACTCCAACGCGGAGCAGATCTACGCGGGCGAGATCGGCAGGATCTTCGGCGTGGTGTTCGTGGAGAGCACCGAGGCGAAGGTCTATAAGCAGAGCGTACTGAACAAGGTGAACGCGAACACCTCCTCCAGCGCGACCTTCGTGCTGAAGAACGACCCGACGCCCGCGGAGGTGAAGTACCTCTCGACCGGCGGGAACAAGATCAAGATCGGCAGCACGGAGTACACGCTGGCCTCTTCCGGCAGCTACACGGCCAACACGAAGACCGTGAAGCTCTCCGCTACCGCTTCGCTGACCGCGGACGCGATCGTGTACAGCGAGGACGCGGGCGCGCCGGACGCTTCCACCAAGGCGGCGCCGGACATCCACGCCACGCTGGTATTCGGCAGGGACGCGTACGGCGTCGTGGACATCGACGGCTCCGGCGCGATCGAGAGCATCGTGAAGAACTTCGGCGAGAACGGGAACGACCCGCTCAACCAGCGCGCGACCTACGGCGCGAAGGTGAAGGCGTACACCGCGCTGATCCTCAACGACGACTGGCTCGTCCGCATCGAGCATGGAGTTACGGCATAGTATGCCGGAACTCCGAGCAAACGCGTGAAGCTGCCTTGTGAAGGAGCCTGATCACGGACGAGACGACGCTCTGACAGGCAGGAGCGAGGTGGAAGTCACGGCGTAACAGGTGACCGGCATCCGTGCCGGGAACGTGAACGACTATCAGGG